TGTTGCCGCGAATGGACTTGTCCAGGTTCAGTTGCAGAAGGCGCGCCGCCTGGTCGTAATCCGGCATCCCGATGGCGTTCAGCGTCACCGAGATCACCTGCCCGCTCAGCGCTACGTCGTCCGGATCAACTACCGAGAGACTGTCCTGCTGGTATCCGTTCAGCGCGTCCTGGAATTCCACGCCAATCTGGTTCGGCGTGTCCGCCAGGCTGCGCGAGTAGAGCCGCACGCATGGTTCACCGCTGGCGCGCCTCAGTATCCCGCTGAAACCGTTGCTGCCGTCGCCGAATTCGTAGCTTGGCCATCCCCCGTTGAGCGGGTCCACGCTGTTGGACCAGGCTGGCTTCGCGGGCTGCTGGTTCGCAATGCTGTCCTCCACCCGAACTTGCACAACGCCATTCGCGCCATAGGTCAACAGCAGCCGGCCGCAGTTCCGGACCCCGCGCGCGAGGTCCCCCCCGCTCCGCTGGCTTTTCAGCGCCAGATTACACTGGAAGCGCGGTATCGTGATCGGGTTGCCGTAGATGTCCAGGGCGTTGATTGCCTCGTCGCAGTAAGCCGCCGCCGCCGCGAAGGTCCCTATGTCGATTTCCTCCGCGCTCCAGCCGGTGCGCCGCAGGATGTCGAGCAGGATCCATGCCGGATTGCTCGTGAATGCCTCGCCCGCCGCCGATCCGTCCGCGTTGTACGCCGGAACCTTGAGACCATCCACCAGGACTTTGATCGAGGGCAGCGTTGTGCCGGCGCTCAACACGTTCGGAACCACCACCGAGAGGTACGCCATGCTGCCGTACGGGTCTCCAGCGGGCTGCCCGGACCCGTCCACAAAATCCGGGTTCTGCGTTCCCGCGCGCGTTCCCAGTGTGGGGATGTTGTACCACCCGGTCCCCGTCATGTTCGTCCCGGCGACGCCCGGCGGAATCTGCACGCCACTTACCAGTACTGTCCGAACACCCTGCATTTCGCCGATCCCCAGCAGGACTTCCATGTGGGTGAGGTTTCCGTCGTTGCGGGCGAATACCACCGGGGGGGCGTACCACGCCGTACCGTAGACCATCGGAACGAAATCGTTGTACCGCGCCGCGTTCACCGACTCCGCCGACGTCTGCCAGTTCTTGGCGCCTGCCGTACGCACCGAGATCGTCGGCGGTACGTACTCGATCCCTCCGAAATCCGGGAACATCCCCCGGGCTTCGCAGTCCGCGCGCGCAAATCCGCAGCTCGTGAATGGCACACTGCCGTTCAGATTCCCGGAGCCGCCCGCAATCCCCGCCGAGTATCCGCACCGGTAGTATAGGGAGTATTTCCCGTTGATCCCTCCGTCCACCGCCTCCGTGCATTGCGCCGCATTCGCCGGAAAGTTCCAGGGGCATCGTTTCTGTATCCGGACCTGCGGCATCAGCACTCTCTGCAGGTTCATCCGGTTGGTCGCGGTGATCCGGAACGTCGCTTCCCGTATCTCGTCCGGGGGGTTGCAGATCCCCTGAAACAAGACCCGGGTCTCGCTCGCGGGCGTTGCGTCGGGCAAGTCGTAGAATAGAAATCCCACCGTGAGCTGCGCGCCCTTCCATCCCGTCGCGCGTTCGATCTCGGAAAAGTGGGAATCGGCGTTGGCCAATACAATCGAGATGCGCGGGATTCCATCCACGCCCTGCTCGGACGCCGTCTGCATTTCGAAGACGTTGTGCTGTAGGACCCGCGCTTCGTACGTCGTCCCTCCGTTGATCACCCTGTGCGTGCTCCAACTCTCCCTCTGCCCGCCCGGCAGGACGCAGTCGAATAGTAGCAGCGGCGTGTCCGTGACCGCCTGTTCCTTCAGATCAAAGATGGTTGACATGAATGATGTTCACCGTGCACGAATGCCGGTTGACGCCGGTGCTCGTGATTGCCAACTCGTCGTCGCGCAGCCTGGCGTCTGTGTAGACGCCGCCCAGCGTGCTGGCCCGGTAGATCGATGCGCCTTCCTGCGGCTCCGCCTGGGGTCCGTACACATCCACCGTCGCGCCCGCCGGAACTTCCAGTCCGAACTGCACCGACTCCGCCCCGGCTCCGCCCGTCCCGGTGAACGCGATCCTGCTCCAGCCCGCTGTCACGCTTTGCGCCATGCGCCCGTTCCCTATTAGAGCCGTCACGCCGGTGTTGGCTGGCGCGCGCGCGTATACGCTGAAGCAATAGATATAGTCGCCCGGCGAGGCCAGCGTCTGTGTGATCGTCTGCGCCCCGGCGCCGGTGTTTGTGAGCCGCCAGGCGAGCGTCCCGCCAACCGGGTCCGCCTCGCCGCTCGCCAGCGAAAGCATGGGCCCGCGGGCCCAGACTGCATCGTCCAGTTGGCCGCTCCACGCCAGCAGATTTCCCGCGGGGTCCAGAAACGTGAACCCGTTCAGAGTCCCCTCCGCCGAGGCAAAAAAAGCCTCGATCGCGCCCGCCTCGGAATCCATGAGCTCCGCGTACTCGAGCTGCCACGTAGTAGTCACGGCGGCGGGGTCCGCCAGTTTGATGGCCCTCCCGTCCGCGGTCGAATTGATCACCGTCCGCGCGCGTCTCTCTTTTCGGATGGGGAACTGGCTCAGCGCTCCGGTCCCGAGTTGTGGATAAACCAGCATTGTCAGCTCCGGTTTTCGATTACCGTCAAAGAGGTCGTACTGCTCATATCCGCCATTGCCGCCAACCCCAGCGAATCGGCCTCGAGGCTGCAGTCCGGATAGGTTGCGCCGTCGAACGGGTCGGTGAAGGTGAAACTCCCGAACGCGCCCTGGTTGGCTGTGAAGAACTCCTCCAAGGCCGCCATCTCGCCTTCATCCAATTGGCTCAGGCGGATCTCCCAACGCCGCAGCGGCCCCTCGCTGTCTCTGTAGCGCTGCTCCGTCCCGTCCACGAACCGCAGCGCCTGGTTCTGGTAGCGGATTCGCCGTGTCGACGGGTACTGGGCTACGGCGCCTGTCTTCAAGCTGGGGAAATTGGCCATGGTCAGAGGTCGGTCACCACATCGTTGATGCTGTTCAGGTTCAGCATTGCGTCCCGGACCGCCGCGGCGATGTCGGTGCTCCGGTCCATAAACGACCGCGCATCCATCGCCTGCACGCTAACCGTGATTTGCGGTTGTGAGGCGGCGGCGTTGCCGCCCGCGCCGGTGGTGGAACCTTGCCCCCCGCTCGATCCCGCGACGACGCTATCCGCCGGCGGGCTCCCTGTCCCGTCGTACGCGCGCGGCATTCCCGTCTGGTCATAGTCCGCGTTGCTCAGACCTTGCCCGGTATCGGCCGCCTCGATGTTGAGCGCCGACGGCATCGCGTACTTGGTTAGCGCCGGCGGGGCGGACGACCCTCCTCCGCCAAAGAGCCCCATGAGTCCCCCGATCAGCGGCGCCAGGCCAAACCCGCTCTCGAGCATCAGCATGGCGGCCGACGTCCCGCCGCTGGAGCTGCTCTTTGTACTGTTGCTTGCCCTACCGATCGTTTCGGCTTGAGCGGGCGGATCCGTGTTGCCGATTTGCAATCCGCTGTAATCCGTGGTCGCCCCGCCGGGCAAATTCGCAGGCGCCTCCGTCGTCCCGGTCGCCTCGTTTAGGTTGGACGCCAGGCCGCCCGCGAGAGTGGCGAAATCATCGAGAAGATCTTCTTGTGTGCTGGCCATCGTTGGTCTCCGCTTCAAGCGCCTTTTCCAGAATCAGGAATGCCTCAACTCGGCGCGCATCCAGTTCGGCGGCGCGTATCCCTCCTAGCCGCCGCCGGATCAGGAACTCCTCGACCAGCGCCATGCTCTCGCCGGTCACGTACGATTTCGGGCAGGTCGAGATTGCTACGCCCCTTCTCACCCATACCGGCGGGCCTGCGGCGTCCCCCAATCCCTCGATCCATCCGCAGCGCCGCCTTTTCTCCAGGCCGGCTCTCCGGCACGCGTCGCACTTCCAACCGGCCTGGTTGGAGAATTGGAAATGGAAGGCGACCGTCAGTTTTTTCTTTCCGCCTCGGTGAGCCCCGCCTCCGCTCGCACCGCGGCCAGCGCCTCTTGAAACAGGCTCTCCGGTCCCGCTTCCGCCAGCAGTGCCGGCGTTGCCTCCGCTCCGTCCACTTCCAGGCCGGCGATCCCGCGCAGTCCCCATGCCAGATACAGCCGGCCAACCTCCGCCTTCAGCAGCGTCGCTTCCATCTGGTCGCCGGGCCGGCTGCTGGCTTCGAGAAACTCCATGCGCCGGGCCAGTTCCTGCACCCGGCGCATGAGTTCCACCCGCCGCGCGAATGACATCCGCGCCACCGAGAACGTCACTCCCGGCGCCACCGCCGATTCCACCGTCTTCACGCTTTCGTAGATCATGGGTTTTGATATCTCGCCATTCGATGTCGCGCGGGCACTCCTGCCTGCCGTGTCGAGGCTCAGCTCGACACGCCTTCGAGGTTGTGAGAAAAGTCGTAGCCAATCGTCGGCGCGAGTTACCCGAACGCCACTGTTATTTCGTTGTCCAGCGTGCCCTGCGCTCGCGCTGGCCGGAACTGCCATTGCAGCCGGTTGCCGCTGTCGTCGAACTCCGGCACTTGCGGGATGACGCTCTGCAGGTATAGGCCCAGCAGTTGACCTGGTTGCTGGCCGAGCTGAAACATGACGCTGATGGGCGATTCCTGGCGCGCCGCTTGGTACAGGCCTTGCGTCGCTTGATCGTCCTGGCTGAAGAGATCGAAAGCGGCCGTCACCGAACGCTGGCCGGGCGAGATGGCTTGAGGCAGACTGCTCCCGAACTCCTTTTCGCGCGCATCCAGATTGTTCTTGAGCGTGATCGTCCCGCTCGTGATCGTCAGGAACTGGGTTGGCGACGAGCCCAGCCATGCCTCGCCCATGTGCCCCGGCACGATCGAGTAATCGAACGCCCCGAGCGCCGGCTCAGCCGGAAAGCTCTGCAAGGCGCCCATCTGACTGGAGAAGCTGCTGCTGTCCAACACGTCTTGCGCGAGGCCGCGGAAACGAAACTCGTGATAATCGCCGTTGATCGAGATATCCATCTGGTCCACTGCCGCGCCGCACAGCAGCCGCTGCACCGCCGTCGCCGGCGACCAATAGTCGAACAGGCTCACGCTCGGCAGAGCCGTCGCGGGCGCGTACGTCACCGTGGCCCCCACCGCGCCGCCAGTCGCCGGTTGTACCGTGAATGGCGCGTTCAACTGCACGCTGTTGGCATCCACGATCGCCGCCGCGAATCGAATTTCGCCTCCGCACGCCACCGCCTGCCCCGGCGTGAGGTGATGGGGCGCCTGAAAGGCCAGTCTGCCGGCGGCCGTGCTCGCCACCGTTCCGCCTGCGAAGGTCGTCGGAGCCGCTCCCAGCACAGCTTGAAACAGCGGCCCGTACGCCGGTCCCGGCTGACCGCTCTGCCAGGTAGTCATATAGGTCTTCAGGTCGAAATCCGTGCGCCGCCGGCCGCCCGGCGGCAGTCCGGCGAAGGTTCGGCTGCCCGTCTTGTCCTGGCGCTTGACGGTCTCGAGCTGCTGTGTGATCCCCAGCTTCACCGCTGGGATGCGGTTTGCCGCCGAGATTGTTCCCACCTGCCCGTAGGAACTCTCCAGCGCCGCGTAGAATCTGTTTGCGTTAGAGGAAATATAGGACATGCTAGTTTACGCTCACGTCAATATCGAATGTGATTTTGGCCGGCTGGACGAAGTTCTTCCCGCCGTGTTTTACCGCTCCGAACGACACCTCGTACGCCCCCGCGAAGAACATGCCGTCGCCCCAGTCGCCGCGCGACCCGTCGAGCGTTTGCGCGACTGCGTCGGTGTACAACTCCAGCCTGTCCTGAAGTCCTTCCAGGCGGTCCTGCGAATGACGGATTTCAATCGCCACCTGCGCCGTCCCCGAGAACGTCCGGAATTTTTCCGTCAGCTTGTTAACCAGCTTTTCGCAATACACGTTGGCGGCCGGGTATTGCGTCCCGCTGCTGCGCTCCACCAGGTCGGCCGCCACATTCTGCGCCCGCACCTGCGATGCGTGCCAGAGGGCCGCCGCCGTCTGGTCCGGCGGCGCAAGCGCCGCGAGCTCGGCGCGCACCCCTTGTGGCGCCGTCATTTTGGCAATGACTTTAGCCGTGATTGCGCTTCCGATTCGACTGGCCATTAGCCCCTCTGCAATATGCGCGGCGCGGGCCACAGGTAGCTCGGCGCTTGCCCCGAGCCCGCCTTACGCCCCGCCGTCGTCAACGTCGGCGGCTGTGTCCAGCTCTGACCTGGAGCCACGCGTGACGGATTTTGCAGGATCATGCTGTCCGCCGAGACCCCCAGGTATGCGTTCCAGCCAGTCGCTCCCTGAGGCGCCGCTCCGGGCTGTAACACCAGCGTCCTGCCCGTGGTTATCGCCACCGCCGGCGTCGCGCTCGCTCCCTCGTCGCCCGCGCTATTCACCCACGCCATGGTCGCATAGTAGGTTCCGGCCGCCAACGATCCCTGCGCCGGCGCCACGGTGGGAGTCTCCGCTCGCCGCACGGGGTTCCATACCATCCCGATTCCGAGCAGGATCAGTTTCTCCCATGCCCACCTCGCCATTTCGTGGAACGCGTCGCGCTTCCCCGCGTAGCGATCGTTTAGTTCGTTGTTGTACGCGTCCCGGTAAACCGTCTCCAGGGTCCGAAACGTGTGCCACATCTTCAGCGGCGGAGTGACTACCACGTGATCGATATGCGCCTGATCGACGTAGGCCGGCGCGCTCCAACCGAACGGGTTCCACGAGCTGGCCCTGCTCAACAGCGCCCGCAGTTCGACGCCCAGCTCTTCTTGCGCCAGCGCCGCCTTGCTCCTCAGGTCGATTCCCTCAGTGCTGGCGACATCCAGAAGCTGCGAGTCCTGTTCCGTCAGGTCTTCCTTCGTGGATACCGCGCCATCTATGAACAGAGCCATGTTCGTCTAGTCCTTGGCGTGCTTCCCGGGATTCCTCAGCCGGTTCAGATCGTCCGTCGTCAGCACCGTCAGTTGCACCCGGGCCGCCGCCGCCGCCTGGTCCGCCAGGCGTTTCGCCTCGGCCTGTTGTTCCCGGAACTGCCGCGCTTCCGCCGCGCTCGCCAGTCGCGCCGATCCTTCCACCATCATCTTCGCGGCCAGTTGGCGCGTCACCTCGATCGGCATGCCTTCCTTTCCTCCGTCGGCTGTCGCCAGGCTCATGACAATCGGAAAGGGTTCTTCGATCGCCGCCGCTGCGTCGCGAATTCTCTGATAATACGCTCTCAAATCCATATCTCTCCTCCTCGCCGGCAATGCCGCCGAAAAATTGCGGCGCCGGCCCAGCCAGCACCCTGGCTGGGCCGCCGCTGCGGACGGGCCCTCGGGCCCGCCATCCCCTCGTTAGGTCACCACCTGCACGCCCAGCACGTTCTGCAGGATGCCGCACCCGTATAGCACGTCCACCGTGAACTGCTGCGCCAGCGTGTTCGGCTGGTAGCTCATCACCACCCGCATGCCGAAATTGCCCAACTCGGCGTATTCCGCGATTGCGCCCGTTCCCGGCAGCGGCTGCGGCAGCCGGCGGACTACCAGCCCGAGCGCGTTCTTCGTGAACGCCATGTTGTGCGTCGTAACCGGGGTGGTGCCCGTTTTCTGCACGAACTGCGAACGGAAGACGAAGAAGTCTTTCACCCTTCCCACCGTCCCGTCGATCAGTGCGCGCAATCCGGCGTCGCCCGCCGTCTGGAACTCGCTGAACCGCGGTATCTGCCTCCACGCCGAATACGTGGCCGCGTCCACCACGATGAACTTCTGCTCCGTGGACGGAACCTTCGCTAGGAACAGGGCCGTTTCCGCCGCGTCGATCGTGGCTTCCGTGATCGCCGTGCCCGCTACTCCCACCGTCGGGTTCATCGTGAATCCCCCGTACAGCGCAAGCAGATCGCTCTCGATCCTCTGTGCGATCGCCGCCACCGCCGGCTCCATGTAGACCTTCATCAGGTCCGGCACAGCCAGCACCTTGGTCACGTCCGGGATCTGGAAAGTCGCTTCCGCGTGCGTGTTGAGCACGATCTGGGCGTTCCCCAGGGGCGGGTTCTGAGGCTGCACCATCCCGATCCCGTCGATGATGTTGTTCGCCACCATCACCGGCGGAATCGGCACGTTGATCGTGTCCCCGGCCTGCGCCAGGGCCGGTTCGTAGTCTCGATTGACTAGGTTCCCCATCACGAGGTTCCCCACCAGCACCGGCAATGCGTCTGCCGCCACCAGCTTGACAATCGCAGTCGCGACGTTTGCTGAAGTAATAACTGCCATGTATTCTCCTTACTGTTTGTCACTGCCGGCCGCCCGTAGGGGCTGGGCATGCCGGACCGCGCCTCGCATGGCGCGGTCCGTTCCAACCCCCCTTCGGCCGGTTCCTTCTAAGTCATGAAACGGCATTTCCACTTGGTTGGAATGGTCGTTTCATGACAAGCCCTATAGCCCGCGCAGGCTCTGTGATGCCACCCGCACGATCTCCTCTCGCACGCGCCGCATTTCCTCCGCGTCCATTCCCGGACGGATGCGCTCCAGGTCCACCGTCTGACGGCTGGCCCCTGGCGCTTTCTGCGTCGCTGGGAGCCCGCTCCCGCCCGCGATCCGCGCCGGCAGGAATTCCGGATTCTCCGCCACGAACGCGGCTAGGTACTCTTTCACGGACGCTTCCCCGCTGTCCGTTTTCGCCACCAGCCGCCCGTCTTCGGCGCGCACCACCGCATCCTGCACGGCTTTGAACGCCAGGTCGAGTTTCGCCACGCCCAGCCGTTGCAGCTCGGCCCGCACCGCCGAACCTCTTTCCGCTTCCTCCGCCACGCGCCGGCTCCGCTTGTTCTCTTCCACCAGCTCGTTCACCCGGCGTTCCAACTGCTCCCGGCGCTTGCGCTCTTCCTGTAATTCCGCCTTGTGAGCCGGCTCGCTCTTGGACTGTTCCTGACTTACGAACTCGTTGATCGCTTGCCGCACGATCGCTTGAACGTCGATTCCTTCCATAACCCTCCCGATTTGCCTCTACAGCCGGGACTCCTTGCCCCGCCGGAGAGCGTTGACCCCAACTACGCCCGGTCGATCTCCTCCGCCACCTGGTTCTTCACCTCCTGCCGCGCGTCGCACAGGTACTGGAAAGCCAGCCTCTTGAATATCTGCTTCTTCAAGGTCTCCGACCCGATCCCCAGATCGAGCAGTTTCTTCGCGTCGTCCAGCTCGGTGCCGTAGTCCTGAATGTCAAACTCGTCCAGACCCGAAACTTCAATCGAAATCCCGTCCTGCCGCGCTGCCGCAATGGCCCATAGCACCTGCTTCATGGCCTCTTTCACCATGTCGCCGTATGCCCGCAGAACCTCCTCCGTGATGCTGAAGTCCATCTGCTTGCTCAGCGCCGACTGCCGCTGGGCGCCCGTTGACGACCCGCCCGCCTGCGCCATCGCGTAGCACACCCGGTAGATCTCGTCCTTCAGCCGGTCCAGGTTGTCCGCCGCTATCTGAAAGACCTTCCCCTCCGGCTCCGTCCATCCGAATCGGTCTTCCGGCCCCAGTTGGATGTAGTAGGATTCCCCCACTACCTGGCTGAACTCACGCTCCGAATACACCACCGGACTCGCGAACAGCCCCATCGTCAGCGCCCACCCGAGCGCGTTGGATTTGTTGAAGTGCTCCAGTTGAACGAGCGCCGCTTTGTTCATCAGCCACAACCCCTCGCTCACTTCCATCCGGAACATCGGAACCCGCCGCTCGCCCGCCAGCCCGTGCCGTCCTTCGTCCACCAGCTCGATTTCGCTCGATTCGTTGCTCTTCCGGAAAACCTGGAAGCGCTCGCGGTCGTAGTAAATCCACCGCGTCTCCCGTTCCCACTTCGCGTCCGTGACCTTCGACTGCTGCAGGCACGACGTCCGGATCACCGCCCACTCCAGTGCGCCGTTTGTGTCGTAGTTCCAGTTGATGACTTCCTCCGCCCCGTAATCCACCAGGAATGCGCGCGATCTGCCGGATGCGTCTTCCTCCGCGCGCGTCAGCGCCCGCCCGCTCGCTCGCGGGAAGTCCACCACCACGTAGCTGCTGCCGCACACCAGCGTCTGTATGAACTGCCGCCGGAAGAATTCGTGCAGGTTCGTTCCTTTCAGGTCGCAGTCGTCGGCTAGAAGGCTGTAAAAGTCCTTCGCCGCCGGGTCGTTCCCTTCGAACAGCACCATCGGCTCCCGTCGCATCAGCGTGGCCGCGTACCAATCGATCACCGAGCCGATGTAGTTTTCGTAGAACACCCTGCCCAGCCGTTCGCCATAGACGTCGTTCGGCTCCTTGTGTCGCCGTATCAGGTATGCCGACGCACTCTCTCTCAGGCGCTCGCCGCCCGCGTAGAGGTCCTTGTACCGCTTCCACATCGCTTTTCGCGCGACGTAATCCGGATGCTCGCGATTGATGTTCTGCATGTCCTCTTTCCAATACGGTTCACTGCAAGCGCCGCCTCCGTAAAGCGGGCCTCCGGCCTGCCATGCCGGCATTCATGCCGGCATTCTTCCGGGCCCCAGCCCTATAGCATCCTTCGGTTTCGCTCTCCCACCGGCGCCGCCGACCTGCATTCCAGCCAGACCATGTAGCCCAGCGCGTCCGAAAGGTGCGTCCTCATGCGGTCGCGGTCTTTATCGATCAGCCCGCTGTCCGCCTTGTACATCACCTGCTCGAAATCCTTGATCAGGTCCTTGCACTTCTCGTCCACCACCATCTCCACCTGACCCGCCGCCGTCCGCAGCTTGGCGTTCATCAGGTTGACTCGTAGCCGCACGCTCGGGTTCGAGTGCGGCGTGCGGTACTGCGTCGCCAGGTTCGAATGCGCCTGGAAATAACCCTGGACCATTTCGTAGTCCGATGCCCCCGACGTCATCTGGTGGTGGCCCGATGCGTCCCCGAATATCACCACCTCTCCCCGATGCTTTCCGTACCGCGCCAGGAACTCGGCGCAGGCCTCATGCGTGGTCCCGTGCCGGATTACGATCTCGTCCAACACGCTCACGTGGCCGTGTCCCACCTGCGCCACCACCGACGACATCGGATCTACGTTGAAATCCAGCGCCCAGAAAAGCGGCAGATAGGGATCCACCTGCAACTCCTTCACGTGCGTGGTCCGGTCGAAGGCCGCGTATACCCGCGTGCCGTCCTGGGTCAGGTACTCGCCCAGAACCTCCTGCTGGTAGAAACGTTCGTCATAGCTCCCTCGCAACCGCTCGTAGTAGTCCGGGATGCGGTCCAGCAAAAACCGGTTCTCCAGCGGCTTCGCGATCACCGCCTCGTAGCCGTCGGCGCGATCCGCCAGGAACTTCCGGTAAACCCAGTCGTAACCCTTTGGCGTCCATACCGCGAACCCGCACAGGCGCTTCGCCCGCGGGTCTCGCAGCCGCCCTTCTAGCCGGAGCCACGCCCCCTCCTGCGTGTAGGTCAGCTCGTCCAGCCCGAACCACGCCAGGTTCGTTCCCCGCAGCCGCTCGAATTCGTCCACCGGCCGGAACAGGATCCGCGACCCAGTGTCCTTCATTACCAGCGTGTTTTCGGCCTTGTTGTGCTCGAACGGTATCCCGTTCGAATCCAGAATCTCTAGCAGCGCCCCCTGCGTCGCGTCCCGCAACATCGGGTACGTCGGCGCCCCCAATAACCCCAGGCGCCCCGGGTTCATATAGCTCAGCCGCACCGCTTCCTGGCATAGCGCCTGGCTCTTGCCGCTGCCGATGGGTCCCGAGAACCCCTTGAACCGGGCCTCGGATTGGTGAAATCTCTGCTGCGATGGCAGCGGTGTGTAGTTTATTTCTCGGAGCTTGATGGTCCCGTCGATTCGACCCATGTGACCCTGATTTCCTTCGGGACTTCTTGCTCGTTTTCCTGTTCCATCTGAAGCAGCTTCAAGTAATCGCCCATCGTGGGCTTCAGTTCATTTTTCTGGAGTTTCGCTTCGATGTCCGTGAGGGCCGTGTTCAGAAACTCGGAAAGTTGAATCTGGCGTTTAACCTCTTTCCAGTGGATGCATTCCGCACAACTCTTCGGAGTCTTTCCGCCCGTTTTCTTCGTTGTCATTGGCCCCTTCAAAAACACAAACGGCTTCGCGAAACTCGCGAAGCCGCATAACCCTCACCCGATTTGAAATTAGCATCCGGGCTGAAGAGTCCAGCCCGGCATACTTGGTCAAGTCGTTGAAAACAGGGCGCGAAAGTTTTTTAATTATTGGTGAAGAGGAATTTGCCGCCGCTCGCGGCCACCATATGGAGGGCGTCTTTGCCCAGCAGTCCCGTCAGGCGCGGCATGGCCGGTCCCGCCGCTACCAGGTAATACCGCCTGGCCTCCCGCCAGCGCCGCTGGCATTCGCGCTCGTCGATAAACACGCCCTTTGGCGCGTCTGGCGCATACGATCCGTATTCCAGGTTGTTCACCCGGCCGTTCAGCAGCAGCGCTCGCCGGTTCGTGTAGAAGAATACCGACGAGAAGGCGTAGTACTGATCGTCCACGATCAACTCGCCCGGCGGCGCTTTGAGCAGCGCCTCCGCCAACGGTCGCGACGACATGTACGGATCCCACGTCACCATCGCCGCCCGCGCCGCGTGGAAGAACAGAACCATCATGGCTACCAGCGCCCACACCGGAGCCGGGCCCCGGCTCTTGTTCCACCGCCACGCCCCCACCGCCCCTATGGCGAACGCCAGCCCCGCCAGCGCCAGCGGCGTCTTAAGATAGGCGAACGCCGCCAGCGTCAGGTCCGACATGTGCCCCAGCGAGAGCGTGTATTCCTCCGGGTGCTGCGTCAGCGCGCTCGCAATGTCGCCCGGCGCCGCCATCCCCCGCACCAGCCACAGGATTACCCCGATCGCCGCCGCCGCCACCGTCGCCACCCCCGCAATCGCTTTTGTCCCGTACTTCAGCCACCCGTCCCCGCTCGCGATCGCCCACCCCGCCAGCAGCGCCAGAGCCGGGTAGCACGGCATCGAGTAATACTCCTGCGTGGTCGAAAACGTGAAGAACCCCAGCACCATTCCACACCAGCACAGCGCCATCAGTCGCGTACGCGAGGCCCGGTCCGGCTTGCGATACGTCCCTCGGAATGCGGCCGGAAGATAGAAGCTCCACGGAAACAGCCACAGCAGATGGAACAGCCAGAAGTACAGCCGCGGGACGGTGTTGTAATCCCGCGGGTAACGCATGTTCAGGAAACGCAGCACGTGCTCGTTCATGAAATAGAACCAGAAGAATCCGTGATACGAACCGCTCTCGCTGTGCATCGTGAAGTCCAGGTAGGGCGGATTCTTCAGCGTCGCCAGCACGTGCCAGGGCGCCGCGATCGCTAGGAATAGCAGGATTCCCCCGATGGGGCTCAGCCGCGTCCACGTTTTCCGCCGCGCCAGCAACCCGCTGAAATACAGGTAACTCAGCCCCGCTCCGATCGGGAACACCGCCGCGATCAGGCCCTTCAGCAGCAGCCCTGTCGCCATCGCGGCCCACATCGCCGCCGCCCACCGCCGCGGGTGCGGTTCCTCTTCGTCGGTCGCCCGCATCAGCGCCCACAATGCCAGCGTGATCGTCAGCGTGAGAATCGCGTCCGGAATCAGGATGCGCGTGAACAGGAACAAACCCACGCTGGTCGCAAGCGCCAGGCCGGCGTACATCCCCGCCCGCCTGCCGAATGCCCACGCCCCGAACCGCGCCGTCAGCAGGCACAATCCCACCGCCGCCAGCGCTATCGGAATTCGCGCCGCCCAATCGTGCGCGCCGAAGATCAGGAATGATATCGCCATCATCCAGTACTTCAGCGGCGACTTCTCCAGGTAGGCCACGCCGTCCAGGCGCGCCGTCACCCAGTCGCCCGATTGCA